TCAAGGAATATGTGCCAGCCAACAAACGTGAAGAACTGGCCTTGAGCTTTTTGGAAGTGTTTGTGAACAATGACGTTGACATTGAACACATGGAAGATCTCAATGGAGTAGATGACAATCTGGACACTGCTCTTGCAGAAGTTTTTGGCGAAGAAATTGACGACGAAGAATAATTGGAGCAATCCACATGCAGTGGTATAACAGATGTAGAGACGACATGAGTTTGCTACCTGACATGGTGGAATTCTTCAACAAACAACTTGCAGACGCTCAAACAGAAACAAAAATCCGTGGAAGTCTTGAGAAAAACTCTCAAGACTTGCCTGGGATCGTCAGCCATAGATTCAATCAATTGCAGGAAATTGAAAGTGTTCTCAAGTTCCTCAATGTCAAATATGACAAAATGAGAAGCGACCACTATCGTCGTTATCTGGAACGCTACAACAGAGAGCTTTCTGATCGCAGTATTGAAAAATACATTGATGGTGAATCGGATATTGTGGACATGAACAACCTTATCAATGAGGTTGCTCTGGTTCGCAACAAATATCTGGGCATCATGAAAGGCCTGGATGCCAAGGGATTCAGCTTGGGCAATATCACAAGACTCAGGATTGCTGGCATGAATGACGCAGAATTGTAAACTACTGCGTCATCATTTGCAACCACACCCACTCTCCTGGGTCAAGTTCTATGCCACCCTTCCAACCATCCTCCACAAACTGATAATCAGTTAGTATCTCATCCAACAAGGATTTGTATTCCTGCAAATTGCATGTGTGCATCTTGATAACACTCAGTGTATATGGAGATCCCAGATGTGTGTGAAACCCCAGCCTGGCCTTCTCGATTAGAGCAGATTTGAGATTAAGCAGACAATAATCAATGGTACCTATTGTCCTGGTTGTATTGTCAAAATCCATGAAAATTTTTTGATCAGGAAACCACAAACAAGTTTTGTGAGACTGTATGTTCACACCATCATTCTCAACCACGTATAATCAGATTCTGACACTATTAGTTTTTGATCAGCTAGAGCTGGAAGGCCTTCAATTGAATAGGATTCAAATATCTGATCCAGCATAGAGATGTTATCAGATAGTTGATACATCCTGTTTTTGCAAACATAAAAATGCAAAGGCTCATTTTTTATTTGCACCACACACAAATCACTCAGTGCTATTTTCTTTCTTGCCTCCCAATTAATAGCATTGCTATAGTAGATGTTTTGTCCCATGACATGAGGTTTCAAAACAATCAAAACCCTATGTTGGGTAAACCACAAAGTGTTTTTAAATATCTCCATGATCATTCTCTTTGTTGTGGCAGATCTCATCTAACAAAATTTTATTCATCTGCTCTGGAGTGACATCAGCGGCTTCCAGGATGGTATAAACCTCAGCCAATTTGTGGCCCCAGGTTTCATGATTGTTGTTGAGGCAGTCTACAAGGTTGTATATCTTCTCGCTGAGAACACTCTGGCTTTGCAGGAGATATTCAATCACATGCACACTGGCCAGCAGCAGATTTTTTTTCACATCATCACTCAACTCATCGCAATTGCTGACTTTGCTTTGTAGGTGTAGATAGAATTCCTGTGGGTTTTCAAAAATTTGGCTCATGCCAAAAATATACACAATTTAGGTAAGAGAATCAATTGCCCGGATATGCTCATCCCAGAACTTGTCGTCATCCATTTTCAGGTAATCTGCCATTGAACGAAATTCTGGCCATTGCAGATGCATGATGGCCTTTTTTCCTGATCCACAAATTCCCAAAAATAAACATAACTGCTGGGACATAGGGGATCCACAACACCATTGGGATGCAATATCAGATGTCCCACCTCATTGAACCAATACACTGGTGCAGTCCAGATGCCTTGTGCATTGGCACTGGCAATGGTGTAGTAGCAGTCCTTTTGCATATCATTGATCACGTGGTGATCTTTTTTGAACCAGCAAATAATCTTCAACATCCAACATTTGTTGTTTATTACCAGGGCAACCAAAGGTGCGCCACCCACAAGAGGGGGCCAAATCAATACTAGTAAAATTGGGCTACCTGAGACTAAAATAGGTGGCAGGCTCAACACAGTTGCTGCACACCATACCAACAAAAATTTAGTGGATCTGGGTAGTTCTTGATAGTATTTCATTTTCCAAAAAGCCTTGCCCAAAAACCACGCTTTTTGTTGGCTTGCCTGTGCTCTGCAGCCTTGCGCGGAGATACCTGAGGTTCCTGCGGCTTGACAGCCAGTTTCTTCATGCGTGATTCCACAATTTCATACCAGCTCAACAGGTCCACAGCGGCGCCATAGGCTTCCCAAACAATCAACAGTCGTGCAGGACTGGATTGTGGGTCTTGGGTGATATTGCCAATCACAACTGCAATATTCCTGTTTTTGGCATAATCAAATGCTATTGTCAGAAACTCTGCTAATAGATGTGGCTGCACACGGGCTGTGCCACGATACAAGGGTTGATCATATGTTTTGCGGGGCGCAGGATTGCTGTCTCTGTAAACCACACGATCCTTGTAAACTATCTTGTCCTTGTAGACAACACGTTCCTGGATCTGGGTGCGGCCCTGTGGCATAAGACCCTCCAGGCCCTCTTTGGCAACCATGCGCCTAGCAGCATGCAAGGCAGCCTCTGCCTCTCCTGTGCCTGTTTCAGGACGGAGAGCTAGAGTGAGAATGTTTTTGAACCGTTCGCTCATGGTTGCCTCTAGTTGGATCAATGTTAGCGGTTATCTATATCCTGATAACCCACAATATCACAAACACCTTCAACAAATTCATAGGCGTTCTCAATCACACGATCTGACTGATAAACGTCTTCTGCACAATGAATGCGTTGATCCTGCACAAACTTCACACAATAGAGCCACAGCTTTTGGGCATCACTGTTTTGCACATTCTTGAGCATATTGCCCATGTATTCATAACTGGCAATCATAAATCCAATGGGATCCATGCCAGCCCCAATCCCGTCATCCATGCGCCGCACCAGGAAATCTGCCACACGTTGCTGGTCAGGCGTATAGAGCTGAACTTCCTCGGCGTTGACTGGAGTGCGCTGACCCAATTCAAATACCTGTTTGAGCAAGGGCATAAGGTTGTTGTTGACCTTGCCTAGTTCATCAAACATCAGCTCTTCCAGCAAATGATCAACCTGCATTGTTGTGCTTCCTATATGCTGCCAGGATCAGAGACTCCATTTCAGGATAGCTGTGATCTTGCACATCCTCATCAACAGTCTCCAGCTTGAGCATTTCCTCTGCAACTTGCTCAGAGCAGACGTCAGAAAGATCAGGATCATCTTCCTCCTCGTCTGGCTGATTGTTCATGAACATTGCGGCCCATTGTGCTAGAAAATTCATGATATCCTGATCATCAGAGATGCGTATAAACAACACTCGCCTGTTTTCAAAGGGGTTGGGGTCCTGTTCCTCAGGGTCCATGGTAAAATTCCTTGATTGTATATGTTACTATTACATGCACTCTGTGCAATGCACTCTGTGCAATGTCAATTGTTAAACCTTGTTCCAGTGTGCCTTCACGCAGCTACGGGCACGCTCACGGGTCATGCCCAGGTCCAGGATGGCCAGTTCAATCACCTTGTTGATATCATGGCCCAGATCCTTGTGTGCACGGATCAGACGGCGCACCTTCTCGGCCCAGGTGAGCTCGCCGTCCTTGGTGATGCGCACTTCCTTGCGGGCAGGAATCACAGGAGCCACCACCACCTTGCGCTCAACAGCAGCAGGAGCAGGAGCCACAGGAGGCACAGGCATCTTGTTGCCAGGAATCACCATCTCGCCGATCTTGCGCATCTGCGGCACCTCAGGCAAGGGCTGACCCTGGGGAGCCCAGGCGCAAAAACGATTTACACGCCCACGAGTCTTCTTGAGCACACGGCCCTGACCAGCCTGGATCTTGGTGTGGATCAGCTTGCTCACCGTGACCTCAGTGCCACAGGTGGCGCGGTAGGTGATGCCACCGCCCTTGGGGGTGGTTTCATAATCATGGCGGGTGTTGCCATTGCCACCCAGCGCAGTGCAGATGCGGCGCCAGCCTGCATCATGCTTGCGGCCCAGATCAGGACGGGCATAGGTAACCAGGTGTGCCACTTCATGCGGCACAGTGTTGTCCATCATGTCCTGGAAATGCTTGCCCTGGATGATTTCACGGTTGAACCTCAGCTTGAAGTCCTGGGCTTTGCGGGTGAACATGCAGAAGCGGCAAGATGCCCAACCAGCAGTGCGGCCCGTGAGATTGAACAAAATTTGCGGCTCAATTTTCACGCCATACAGGGCTTCAGCCTTGGCCAGCACCTGGGCGGTCTTGCTGCGGATAGCATCGAAACGGTCTTGCATCACTGGTTTCCGTTGCTTACCTGATCAATATAGCACAGGCTGACCAAATGTCAACCACTTTCTTACCCCAAAATCACCCACCAGTGGCTGCCCTGGGCAACGGTCTGGCCCCAGCACCCAGCATATTTCTCACCCTGGTCCAGGACCAGGTAGCTGACGCCAGCAGCCTCGAGAGCCTGCGTCACGTCGGCAGCCAACTTGGTGCTGTCCATGCCATGGCGGTAGAAGAAGCCACGGCGAACCACGATCTGGCCCTGCTTGTTGCGGCCGATTGCGACATCCATCCCCACCAGTGCATCTCGAATCTCTTTCATGGTGTGCTCCTTGCTCTATGTGGGCATTATAGCACGTTGGCTCTTGAGTGTCAACCAAAAAATCGCCCAATGGTGAAAAAAATCTCAGCCTGTGAGCAGTATCCGCACACACATTTCACCAACGAGCCCCACGAGAATGGGCTGGTTCTTGCTAACCTGTTGATATCTTTTGAAAGCTAACCCATTGATCTCATTATATCTGCAGGACCCGCCCTTGTTGTGAGGATCCTCAGCCCTGGGCCTGGAACATCAGCACCGCAGCGCCCATTTCCCGCCACATCCGCTCTTGCCTCTGCAGATTCATCTTGCGGGTCTTGCACAGATCACGGATCTGTTCAAACACCTGCACCATGTGTGCATGGCTCTTGAAACAATCGCGCAGATATTCATCTGCAGCCTCATTGGGCACATACAGCATGTCATCAGCCACAAAGGCCAGGATATGATCGCCCTTGCTCTGCACCACAGTGTTATACACACGGGGACGATCTTCCTTGCGCATGGCAGCAGCACGGTCAGCAGCTTGATCCCAGGTCAACATGTGTTGTGCTCCTTGCTCTCTATGACCCCATAATAGCATGATCACAGCCTGAGTCAACCAAAAAATCACCTAATAATCTTGCGCAAATGAGCAAAAATGCACAATTTTTATATCTAGAAAACGCTTGACCCAGAGGCGGTAGATGCTATAATCAGCCCATACAACGGCAGATAAGGGGCCAAACAGCAACCAGGGCACGAAAAAAGGTGGACTAGACACACCTTTTTTGGTAGACAACCCGCCCAAACGCTGCTATATTGGCCACATAGAGAGCAAGGAACACATGCACATGGAACTCAATAACGCTTTTGTTCGCGTCCACACTGGCGCTACCAAGGCTGGCGTTGAAATTCGGGACACTGTGTTCCGCCTGCTGGGACACCTGCAGCGCAACGAGATCGGCATGTTCATCACCGTGGACGGCAAGGACGTCAACATTGATGGCATCCGCAACGGCAAGAACCGCATCTACCTCACCAAGCCTACTGACTATGAGATGCTGGACGCCAAGACTGGCGCCGCTGCTGTCAAGGCTGATGAGGACGAGGATCAGGGCCGCACTGACGATGAGATTGCTGCGGACCTCAAGGAAACTTTTGACATCCTCAGCGAGATGACCAGCGCCGTGGCCAACGGTGTGGTGAAAGGCCTGGTTGTCAGCGGACCCGCTGGCGTGGGCAAAAGCCACACTGTGGAATCCACTCTGGATGACACCCTGGGTGTGCAGGCCAAGCTCATGAGCCGCCTGCCTCAGTATGATGTGTTCAAGGGCAATTTGAGTGCTATTACGCTGTATATGACCCTCTACAAGTATAGCGAGGAAGGCAGTGTGCTGGTGCTGGATGATTGTGATGGTGTGCTGTATGATGAAGATGCCTTGAATATTTTGAAGGCCGCTTTGGACACCAAGAAGGTGCGTCGCATTCATTGGGGCACCAACAGCCACATTCTGGAAAAGGAAGGTGTTCCCAGCTCTTTTGAATTCAAGGGCGGCATCATCTTCCTCACCAATATTGACTTTGAGAACTGCAAGAGCGCCCGCATTATCAACCACCTGCAGGCCATCATGAGCCGTTGCCACTATATCCGGATCAGCATGAACACGTTGCGTGAGCGTGTGATCCACATGCGCAATGTGGTGGAAACCACCAACATGCTGGCTGACTATAACTTCACCAAGAACGAGGTTGATGAGGTTATGAATTTCCTGATGGCCAATTTGAACAAGCTCAGGGAAGTGACCCTGCGCGCCGTGCTCAAGGCATGTGACCTCAAGAAGGCCATGCACACTACCTGGGCCAAGACTGCACTCCGCAGCCTCTGCAAGTAATCAAGATATAGTGAGCTAGGATTTGGTCCTAGCTCACTATATCACACTATATGGGACTTGCGTTTGGTATATTTGCGTTTGGGTAATTTGGGTGTGCAATTGATACCATGGTATCTTGTATGTGTGGTTTTATTTTGTGTCTGGTATCCACATGCAGAGCATGTGAGCCAGAGTCTCGTAGGATCATTTAATGTCCGTTTCATGGACTCAATCCTATTGTTCACATGATCTGACGATTGAGGTCTTCCTCTGAGTTTAGCTGCATGTTTCTCTATAGATTCTGGTGATTTAGGTAGACCGGTTTTTATTTGACGCAAGTGTTCAATTGTTTCCGGTTTATGCCGTTTGCCTGTTTGACGTATACTGGCATTTTTCCTATATTCATCGGATTTGGGAGGCATCTTTCTGCCTCTCTTTTTTAAACCTGCTGCCTTGTAGTTGGCCATAGCCTTGTCCGACCTTGTATATTTCTGTCCTAAATTGTGGAAGACCTTTGCATTATCACCTTGGCGTCTATACCACTTATTAAGGCAGTTATATTCCCCCAAATGGGCGGATATTATATCTTGTTCAGCCCAATAAGCCTCATCAGGATCTAGATATTCTGCAATTATGACAGCATCAAAATTATCCGGAGTGTATTTTTGTAGCAGTTGTTTGATAATTTTTGAACTTGTGAAATATTTGACCCATAGGTCTTGGATGGGCCGTCTACCCAGTAATATATGTGCTGCTCTAAATCCAAAGTAATATTCCCCTGTGGGTAGACAAGTAATCTTGTAGACATATGCAGGAATAGGTTGTAGATTGTTAGTCATGCTGAATGCTCCCAATAAGCGTTTAGAGTGGGTGGGTGTTGGTAGCACCGCGATCCACACTTTATTTATTGACATCATACAGTCTCATGTTACTATATGCAATATACAGAGGTGATAACAGTCATGAAGCGAGTTACAGCGACCATTGAGTTTGTTCTTGATGGAGAGGACGAACTGTTGAAGATCATGAACAACCAGGAACTGGCTGTGGAGATCAGCGATCTCCTGGAGAGCGAGCGAGGCGGCATGGCTGAATTTGGCAGTGCTGGGGTGCGTAGCATCCAGGTAGACGAGATCTGATATGACCTTGGACGAGGTTATCGCCACCCTGGACACCACCATCCAGGGCAAGCAGCAGATGCTCACAGAGTTCAGCAATGCAGCACCTGTGAGAGACCCTGTGCGCAACATGGTGGTCACGTCCACCTGTGCGTTCCTGCGCATCAACCTCACAGAGCTCAACAACATACGTGAACATCTGCTACTGGTCAAAGAAACCACTGCCCTGGACCAGAACCAGGCACAGCAAGACAGCTGGCGCGCCAATCCTGATCGCATGGGTGGTGCATATACTAGTGAAGAGATTGCAGAAAGCCGCGGATGGCGCTAGTATAACAACAACAAGGAGACAAGAATGACCAGTTTTTTGATTGTAAGTGTGATGGTTGCAGGTATTACGCAGGGCCGGCCCATGGAATTGCAGAGTGTCACCAGCAACTGCTACACTGAGCAACTGGTGGTGGATGGCATCAACAAGAGCAATGTTGCCAACAACGTGAATGTGCAATACATCACCAAATGTGTGAGCAAGTAAATCCCATGCCCACATTTACCATGCTCATTGGTGTGCCAGGAAGTGGCAAAAGTACTTGGCTGGCTAAACAGTCTATTGACTGGACTAATACGGTAATCGTTAGTACAGACAATATTATTGAACGTAGGGCTCAGGAGCAAGGTAGGGCCTATTCAGAGGTCTTCCACAAGGAGATTAAGAGTGCTACATCAGAAATGAATCAAATTTTGCGTGATGCCTTGGCCAAAGGGTTGAACATCATAAATGATCAGACCAATACTACGGTGAAATCCCGCAAGAACAAGCTGGCTGCGTTCCCTGCAAATTATCGCCGGGTGGCTGTGTTCTTTCGCACACCAGATGATGATGAACATCAGCGCAGGCTGCTCAGCCGTGCTGGCAAGACCATTCCTGTGGCTGTGCTCAACAGCATGAAAGCCCAGCTACAAGAGCCTGAGGCAGAGGAAGGCTGGGACGAATTTGTATATGTAGGTTGACATATCCCCATGTGACTGTATAATCTGGATTATGGATATGCTTTTGCCACAATGTCTTGTTCCAAGGGCATCCCAGAACTGGAGATTGACAGATAATTACTCATTTTGAGTGTGTGCTGAATCAGTTGACAATCGCCTGACAATCCTCCTCAGGTAGGCCGGCGGAGGAGTAATTAGCTGCCTATCAGCGGGGCCCATTGGTCAATACACATTCAAAATTCACAGTCACACAGGCTCACACCTGTTTGTCTGGAAGATTGCAGTAACAGGACAGCGCAGTAGGATGATCGCCGTATATGAGCTACCAGCTGTGAGGCAACTAAGCTCTAGAGTCTTACTGATCATCTTTCTGGAACCAGGAAAAAGCGCAGAGGTGCAATAATCCTCACTGGGAGTAGGTTTGGCAAACCGTTTGATTCCTTGTTATCGCCACCGATTCGAAATGGCAAGGTTCCTGCTGCAATAATAACCCCGCGGTGACTTGTTCACTGTGGGGTTTCTTTTGTATACAGCTGAGTGAAAAAGTTACTGTTCATGCAATCAGGAATGTCAAAAAACTCATCCAGGATGCTGTAGATCAACCCCATGTTTGAGGAATCTTGCCCTGAGGTATGGTAAAGGTAGTGTGCAGATCCTGGATTGCTCGCGGTTGGTTGATCACATATTTGGCAACAGCAGTGGTGGTGCAATTTGCTACAAAATGGCTGGATATTTCATCCACCAGCTGACAAAATATATCACAATCCTGCCAGTCTTGAACAGTGTCCTTGGGATAATTTTCTATAACATATGCCAGATGCAATAACTGTTGTTTGGGCAAACTAGTGCATATTCTAAGTGGACATTTTACCAAATCTAAAAAATAGGGCATACAATTGTTGCCCAGGATTTCATAATGCCTGAGGCAATCCCACCCTACTTTTTTCATTGTAATGGCCCATAAACTGGACCTATAATCTGCATAATATTCATCTTGAGTATCATAGATGTAAGTTGCTCTATCTCTGGGATCTATAAAAGCCTGTTGCTTGGTTTTGCTTATGTTGTGTGATGGCATGAGTTCTTGGGGAAAACCATAGTCAAGGGGAAGATTTGATTGTGATCAAATATCAGTTCTCTTTTGAAATAAAGGCCCTTGCCCACAAACAAATTGTGAATACGGGGTGGATCCTCACCATCCAAAAACAGTATGTGAGTGTTGGGATAATTTTCCAACGCATGATTCAGGATCTCCAAATCCATAAATGGAATTTTATTGAAGATGATCAGATCAAAAAACTTGCATTTGATTTTGGAAATTATATCATCCCTGTCGCAATGCAAATCTGGCAACAAGCCAAATAACGTGAACCCTTTTCCATACAGTTGTGCTAACAAATCTCTGTCATATGACCTATACATGTGATCATGTTTGGGATAATCCACAACATCTGAGCCAAATAAAGATTTCAAACCGTGCAATAAACCATCAGCAGAATAGTCTACCAAATGCATCAGAGGCCAATTTGTGGTATTTCTATGATATAGAATTTTCATAATTGATATTGTGTAGACCTTATATTAAAAGTCAAAAATACAAATCAATTGGATATATCTCGATTATGTTGATTTGTCTCCTCGGCTAGAGCACAGTAATACACTAAAATACATGATGACAATATAAAGGTTTCTCATGAGTGATGTAGCAAAAATTGTGATTGAGGACGAAGTGAATGTTCATATCCAGAACATTGATTTGTCCACCAAAAAGGCTCTTGTAAAAGAGGTGGAATTTTTTCTGCCTCAGGCACGATATTCAGCGGCTTACAAATTAGGTAGATGGAATGGTTGTACAAGTTTTTGTACACTGGGAGGCAAAACTTATCTGAATGTCTTGGATAAATTGCTGCCTGTGCTACAAGACCGAGGCTATGAATTTGAGATTGAGGATCAGAGAGCTTTTCACAAATTTGATTTTCAACTCATTGATGAAAATTATCTGAGTGATCTCACATGGCCCTTTGGACATAGATTTGCCAATCAGAATATTGTGATGCGAGACTACCAGGTGGAAGCCATCAATGTATGTTTGCAGAATTTACAAGGGGTAAATGTGTTGCCCACCAGTGCTGGTAAATGTCAGCCATTATATGCTAAAGTTAAAACACCAGATGGTTGGACTACTATGGGAGAACTAAAGGTGGGGGATCAAGTGATGACCCCAAAAGGTAACTGTGTTCAAGTTCAAGCGGTGTTTGATCCAGGTCACAAGGATGTGTATGAACTTACGTTCAAAGATGGTAGAAAAGTGAGGTCTTGCGAAGACCATGTTTGGCCCATCTTTCATCATGACTGGCAGAACAAATTCAAACTGTTAAGTTTGAAGGAAGTAATTGCATTGAAAAACAAAACTAGGCGATGCATTGGTGTACCACTAGCAACCATGGATCAAGATATTCAACCTAGATCTCTGCCATTAGATCCGTATCTGTTGGGAGCTATGTTGGGCGACGGATCATTTAGACATAACATTGGATTTACATCACAAGATCAATTTATTCTGGATAAGGTTTCCAGCCTACTCCATTCAGATTATGTGTTAAAACATTGTGACAAGTATGACTGGAGCGTGGTGTTTAAAGATCATGCAACTCATATGACGTATAGATCCGAATATACAAAAACTCAAAAGAGGGACACACATGGCAAGATCATTAAAGATCAACAAATTCCTTCATACCATCTCTATAAATCAATTATTGATAAACTAGGTCTTATGGGCACATATAGCCACACAAAATTCATTCCTGAAATCTATCTGAATGCATCCTACACGCAGAGGATAGAATTGATCAAGGGTCTCATGGACACGGACGGATATGTGAGTAAAAGAGGGGATTATTCATATACCACCGTTAGCCCACAATTGGCAGCCGACTTTGTGTATCTGATCAGAAGTGTGGGGGGAATAGCCTATACCAAGATATTAAAAAACAGATCTTATGTGAATAAATCAGGAGACAGAATTCCTGCTAAAGATGCATACACGGTTAGGTTATACCATCCTACACCCGAACTATTAGTGTCACTACCTCGCAAGATAGAACGACTTGGCAATAGCAAAGCAAGGACTATCCCAGTCCTCCACATTACCCATATCAAAAAGGTATCACATGAACCTGTCAAATGCATAATGATTGATGATCCTGATCACTTGTATCTGACAGATGACTTTGTGATGACACATAATACGATAGTGACTGCAACACTCAGCAAAATTGTGGAACCCCATGGCAGAAGCATTGTGATTGTGCCCAACAAAAACCTAGTACAACAAACTGAAGAAGATTACAGGAACATTGGCTTGGATGTGGGAGTGCTGTATGGCGACAGAAAAGAGTATGATTGTCAACACACCATTTGCACATGGCAAAGTTTGAATGTGTTGGACAAAAAGCACAAGGACTGCCTGGACAATCAGCAAATGGATGTGTTCCTCAAGGATTTGGTTTGTATCATATGTGACGAGTGCCACGCGATAAAGGATCAGAATATCCTACACAAGCTGATGACCACTGTGTTCAAGAACATACCCATCAGATGGGGTCTTACTGGCACCATTCCAGAAGAAGAGTTCAAGCAGATGGGCCTGTTCACAGCCATTGGTCCACAAATTGGCGCACTCACGGCCAAAGAACTGCAAGACAAGGGTGTGCTGGCACAATGCCATGTGAGTGTGCTGCAAACACAAGAAAATCTACAATATGGCAATTATCAGGAAGAACTCAAATACTTGCTGACTGATGACAAGAGACTTGCATGGATGGCTGGTGTGATTGAGGAGATCAGCCAAAGTGGCAATACCCTTGTGTTGGTGGACAGGATTGAAACAGGACAAAAGCTCTACAATCAAATCAGCAACAGTGTGTTTATCAGTGGAGAAATGAAAAGCAACGATCGCCGAGAGCACTACAAGGAAATCAATTTCAGTGACAACAAGATCATGATTGCCACTTATGGCACCACCAGTACTGGCATAAATATATCACGAATATTTAATCTTGTGTTGGTTGAAGCAGGCAAAAGTTTTGTGCGAACTATCCAAAGTATAGGACGTGGCCTGCGTATGGCTGATGACAAAAATAGTGTGGAGATCTATGACCTATGCAGCCGAATGAAATTCTCAAACAATCACTCCAACAAACGAAAGGCGTTTTACAGCAAGGCACAATACCCTTATGTGATCAAAAAGATCACGTATTAAATCTTGTAGAGCAGGCCTTGTGTGTGTTCAAACGAGCAGACAAAGTAGTGCAATATCTCAAAGACAATGTCCTATGGGGTTGGATTCAAGGTCAAATTGACTCTACCCTACTATTAACAAAAAAAGATATTGAAATCCTCACGGCATTTGTGGATGGCGCTGCACCACAATGTGATCAAGGCAACTGGATCACCTACGCAAACTATGCTGTGGGATATAGGTTTTGTGGACCTGCTGCAAAATGTGAGTGTGCTAGACAGAGTGTGAGCAAAAAGGTCAGCGTGATCAAAACCAATGCCACACAAGAACAAAAAGATCAAAGTCTAGCCAAACGCCAAGCAACCAATATTCAACGATACGGCATAGCCAATCCGTTGCAGAATGTGGAAAAGATCAAGCAATCCAATCTCAAGAATTTGGGAGTCACCAATCCCAACAAACTCACAAGAGTTAGAAACAAGATTCGATCCACATGTGAAAGAAAATATGGAGGCCCTGCTCCTGCTTGTGACTCAAGCATACAGGATAAGATCACGCAAACCAACTTGTCCAGATACGGAACAGCAAGCACCTTTGAGAATCCTCTAATTCGCGCAAAACAACTGTCTACTCTTGTGCAAAATTATGGTGTAGAATATCCCATCCAAAATCCTGAGATTGCGCACAAGATCAAACAAACCAATTTGAGCAGATATGGATACGAAAATGCAAGCCAAAATCCTGAGGTCATCCAAAAAATAAAAGCAAGCCAACAACACACATTTTTGGACAATTTGATCACACGACTAGAACCACACAAAATAATACCATTGGGACAATTTGATCAAGTGAGCAATCATAGTCAATGGATGTGTGAGGTGTGTGAAAACGATTTTGTATCCACAGCAATAAATGGGAGGGTGCCCAGATGTCCCTGCTGTTATCCCAATCATATCAGTCATCCGCAAAAAGAAATTGCTGACTATATTGCAAGCCTAGTAGGCAGAGACAACGTGCATCATAATGATCGCAAGATTTTGCTAGATACTGATGACAAAAGGCGCAGCAAGGAAATAGACATCACAATACAAGGATATAATCTTGCTATTGAATTTTGTGGATTGCGATGGCATACCGAATTTTTTGGGAAAAAACACAAGAGGTATCATGCTCAAAAAACACAAGGATGCCAGGAAAAAAACATACAATTGTTGACAATCTGGGGCGATGAATGGGAATCCAATAGAAGTTTGTTGAAAAGCATGATAGCTGTGAGGTTGGGGTTGATCACCAACAAATATCATGCTCGCAAACTGAAACTGGCTACTGTGACCAGTCAAATGGCTAGACTATTTTTTGATTCCAATCACATTCAAGGATATGTGAATAGTTCACAACATGCGGCCCTCATGGATGGTGATCAAATCATCATGTGCATGGCATTCATCAAGAGTCGTTTTGACAAAAATTATCAATGGGAATTGAGTAGAATGGCCACAATCAAGCATTCAATCGTTGTGGGGGGAGCAAGTAGATTGTTCTCCTATGCAAAACAACAATTGAACATGCACAGCCTGATATCATATTGTGATTTGAGATATGGCACAGGCAATGTGTATCAACAGTTGGGAATGACCAAAATGGGCCAACCCACACTGGGCTATGAATATGTGGACATCAACAATCCCAGTTATCGAATCAATCGCATCAAACTACAAAAACATAAATTGGGTGATATTGGCAATCAATCTGCCCTGGAATATCTCCAATCACAAGGCATTGACAGATTGTGGGATTGTGGGCACCAAAAATTTGTTTGGACAGCATGAGATTGTAGTCCAACATTGTACACCTAACATGCACCGCCAACCTATTGCACTGAGAATGATTGTGTTTCCAAAATTTAATTTCACATACAGCCTCATGGACGAAATAAATATCGTTTATTGAGTCTCAACAAATTAGTATAAAACCAAACATCCTATCGGGACCAATGTCATGAAAATCTATGATTGTTTTACCTTTTTTAATGAATTGGATCTACTTGAGATCAGGTTGCAAGAACTCTATGATGTTGTGGATTATTTTGTGATTGTGGAAAGTGATACCAGCTTCAGAGGTAACCCCAAACCTTTTTATCTACAAGACAACTGGCAAAGATTTAATAAATTTCATGACAAGATTAGGTATATTCAAGTTGCAAATATATCCCACACCAATATGATGTATGCGCAATATGCCCAAATCAACCAACGTTCTCTAGAAGATGCATGGACCAGAGAACGTTGGCAAAGAGATTGTATTTCACGTGCATTACATGATGCAACCCTTGATGATTGGGTGATCATAAGTGATTGTGATGAAATTCTCAGATCCACAAGTGTTGCAAAATTACGGGACATTACAGACTGTCATAGAGTAATCTTGAAAATGCCTCTCTTCTACTATAAGGTTAATTATATTAATAAAGCACAACCCACATGGGCTCACACAATTGCATGTAAAGGAGCTCATTTTACCAGTGCTCAACAGGAAAGAGAATTTACCGCTTATTGGCTGGCACCTCCACCTGCCAATACAATGTTCCTGGACCACGCAGGATGGCATTTCAGTTATCTGGGTGATAATCAACAGATTATACATAAAATACAAAATTTTGCACATTCAGAGCACGATAATGCGGATCTACTAGCCAAAGTAGATATTAACAAATTGATCAGTTCTGGTGTAGACAAATATGGTGTAGGTCAATATTAGAATATCAGCATAACTGATTATTGGCCCAGCAGTATCTATAATAATTTGCGAACATATTCGCATTGGATAAGTCCCAGTACTGATACAACAATTTTTGACATCTATCCCTGAACTCCATGTAAATATCCTGCATGCTCTTGTGGGAGACCAGATATTAAAATACTTACAGCAGACAACATTGCATTTGATTTAAATCAATTGCCTGAAAAAATAGATGATTTGAGATATTGTGTGTTGGATTACAGTGATCATCACAATGTGGACTATTACTGGCCTCCTCTGGTTTTCCTGGATATCTTCAGTGCTCCATGTGCTGATCTACGCATTGGTAACTACAACATTCAAATGCCACTAAACTGGAGCGTAGTGGTGGGAGACAAACATGGTGGTGACCTGGAAGTCATGAAACTGGTGGACATCATGGACAAGGATTTTGATGTTTTTGTTTTCAATCCCATCAGTGGCTATATGCCAGACTTTCAAATGATTGAAATCATGAATGTGTTTGCAGACGTGCGCTGGTGCTTTCCCAAACTCAAGTTGGGACATTTTCTAGCTGTGCCCTTGGAGCTGAAACCTAAACCTGTGTGTGCATTTTTCATCCAGGATGTGGGCAAAAACGCCGATCTTCTGGATATCAGAGACCTGGTATAGCCATCATGAGTGAACCTCAATTGGTTGCTCAGGCTAGCAATTGAGGTTCACGAGTCTGCCAGTTTACCACTCTGGCTAGGTGTTATGCGCTTTCAATTTGTACAGTCAGACCAGAAGGATCTAGGCTGGTTGCTTCCAAACTCCAGGGGGCAGCGTCGCCACTGGCATACACAAATCCTGTCCCACCATCTGTGTCTGTTTCCAACACAGCCAAATGCGCAGTAAGTTTGGTTACAAAATATGTGCTGTCCAAGGCATCTGTAGCTTGAATATAAGCTTGTCCTGCCACCAAACTATTGCTGGCAACCAAGGTGCATATGCTGCTGCCTTCTGTGGTTTCCATCAAATACTCATTGGTGCTGGTTTGTTTGATGACATCTGCATCCAAGGTTTGTGTGCCATCCACAACAAATGCGTGTGCTAGGATCACATTAGTGCCAGCAGCGGTCAAAACTGCGGTGGCCGCTGCTGCACCAGCTGAGAAAGTCACAGCAGCATCTGCTGCGTTAACGTATCCATCCCCGGCGTTGGTCACAGGCACACTGAGCACACCATAGGTGACAGTCAATGTAGCACCAGTACCGTTAGCACTGTTGGTGGTGGTTGTTCTGGGGTTGGCACTTATTACAGTATAATCGCCAATTGCGTTCACAGTCACGGCATTGACACCAAAACCCAAATTGAAGGTTGTGCCTGCAAGAGTTCCTGGACCGTCTGTGGAATCTGGTTGTACTGGATCTGTGGGCAGTGCTGTGCTTCGCACACCTGCATTTGTGACTGTGACAGCAGTAATGACGCCATCGGCTACTGTGAGGGTGAGAACAGCTGGTGTTGCCCAACCTGTGCTGAATGTAACTGTGTTTCCATCCACAAAACCACCACCATCACCAACAAGACCGACTGTGCGGATTTTCACACTTGCCACAGTGAATGTGGCAGCCGTTCCGGTGCCACCCACGACGGTGAGTATGTTTCCTGGAACATAATCTGCACTGACATCACCTGTGCCGCTAGTAGCAACAGTTGCACTGACGGCCTTCATGTGAACTGTACCCAATGTGGCACTTGTGCCATTTGGTAAATTTGGAGCACTTATACTTACTGTGGGTAGGGTAGTGTAAGTTCCGGCATTGGTTATAGTAATGGAAGCTACACTTTCACCATTGCTGGTGGGAACTGGATTGAAATATTTTGAATTTAACGGTCTTCCCATTGTTATTGGTCTCCTACGTGGCGTTCTAGGCCATACGGGGCGGGTTTGTGCTCCCCATAAAACTGCACCTGTTGCAGTCAACTGTACCTATTTAGACAATTTTCTATCGTGTGTGTTGAGATAGCCAAATTCTCACGTATAATTATCATATGATACAAACTGTTGAGATCACACATGGCCAAAAAAACTGAAGCCAAACGCAGCTACAAGCTTGACATAATGACCGTGTTGGAAGCTGCTGACAAAGGTGTCAAAGAATTCTATACAAATTTAACCGAGGAGGAGCAAAAAGCATTTTCTCCCAGGGTGTTGATCAGATGGCTCAGCACTGTGAGCGACAAGAGTGCTCACAAAGAATATGCAATTTTGGCAACAAATGATCTGGTGAATTTGGGCATGTGGAGTCTCAACAAACATCCAGAATTGATCTGGTTGCTGATGACTGTGGCAGGCACAGGCAAAAAACAATATCATCAGTGGATTCCCATGAGCAAAGGCACCAGCAGCACGCCCAAGTTGGATCAGCTGATCACACAGGTATGGCCACACACCAACAGCCAGGAACAGCAAATGTTGAAGAACTTGCGCAGCAGTCTAGAGTGGCAGGAACTGGCCAAGGACCTTGGTTGGGATGACAAACAAATCAAGGATTTGGTGAATGAGCTCAAAAAAATCTCACGATAATGATGTGATAGATCTCAACAAACCTCACACATGTGAATTTTGTCACAAAAGTTTCAGCAAAGAAAGCACACTGGTGAGTCATGTGTGTGAAAACAAGCGCAGGTGGCAAAATCAAAACACCAGTTATGTGAAAAAAGGATATCTGGCCTATCAGTTGTTCCATCAAAGTCTCACACCACACAAGACTGTGGTGTTGCCCACCTATCAGCAATTTGCAGCCAGCAACTATTACACCAGCTTTACAAAATTTGGCAGCTGGTGTGAAGAAAACCAGATTCAAGAATGGCAACTGTTGGTAAAATGGTTGCTTAAAAACAACAAAAAACTGGACCTGTGGTGCGATTGGCTGGCATATCAGCAATTTCTGCAAGAGATTGTCAACGATGAGCCGCCACAACAGGCACTCAAACGCAGCTTGGATACCATTGCGGCCTGGAGCAAGGACAGTGGCAACACCTGGACAGAATTCTTTGAGAGGGCTCATCCCAACATCATTGTCAACTGGATTATTCAGGGCAAGATCAGTCCTTGGTTTCTCTACAATTGTCACAGTGCTGTGAATTTTTTGGAAAAGTGCAATCAGGAACAACTGAACATGCTGCAAGCACATGCACCCATTAGAAAATGGAAGGTGAAATTCATGAGAATGCAGGAAGATGCAGATGTGATCAAACAAACACTGGAACAGGCTGGTATGTGATAATCAGGCATAGATACACGATGATATCCCAAGGAGCACACACATGAGTGGCAGTTATACACAACAATATGGATCTGATACAGAACCAGTTGCCTACAACCAACCGCTGTCAAATCCCAGCACCAACATCAGCTACCTGGGCAAATACACCCGAGTGACTGTGGAGGGCAAGGAACTGCTGTTGGTAAATCCACAAGTGATTGATAATTTGGAAAAACAATTTCAAGAGCTGATCAATCGCAGCAATGATCTACTGCAAAGATGTTTGCGTATGCAACAGCAGCAGACTATAATGACTAATGCTATTTCACGCATGGAAAGAGAATTGGGGAACAAAATTAGTTATGACTGATCTCAATTTGCTGGGTGATATTGATATTGATACTGGTGACAGAAACCAATTGTTGAGTGTTCTGGAACACATACCTGCCACTGTGGATCGCAATGGAAAATTTACCAAACACAACACTGGTGTTTATTTCCATCAGGTGCCCACAGATCCTTTCAGCAACTGGTGCAGTTTGCCTTATGACACTGCACAGGATCAGGGATGCTATAAAATAGATTTGCTCAACAACCATGTTTACAGCAAAATCAGAGATGAAAACCATCTCAATCATTTGTTGGAAACACCACCACTTTGGGAATTGTTGCAGCACCGAGAAATAGTGCAAGAATTGGTGCATATCCATCAACATTATGATCTGGTGGAATTGTTGAAACCTCAGAGTGTGCCACAACTGGCCATGGTGTTGGCCATGATTAGACCAGGCAAAAGACATTTGGTGAAAAAATGCCAACAGCAGGGATATGAGAGTATTGCTGAAGAAATTTGGTCACAAGACAATCGAGGCTACACATTCAAAAAATCTCACGCGATATCTTTGTCGATGGTGATTGTGCTTCAATTGAATTTATTGATTGAAACAATCTCACAAGTGTAGTATATTCATCCTATAAGCGAAAAGGACCATTCATATGCGCAAGAGGCTGAGTTTCAAACGTAGTCACAACATGCTGGGTCACACATGCCATATCAGCACTGGTGATCACAAGTTTGTTTTGGTGGAAAATCAAGAGCAGGATTTTCTCAAGAAAAACAAGAGCATCCAGGAGCAGTATTACTGGTTTCGGGCCCCCAGGATCACACTTGATCAGCTGAGAACCACAGCTGAGAATTTGATTCATCT